CGTTTTCACTCGGCCTCCGGCGCAATCCGGGGGCTTTTTCATGTAAACAAAAAACCGGCCACCCGCCCCGGAGGGCAGGCAGCCGGCAAGGTGAGAAACAGGCCGGGCTGTTAATAGGTCTCTTTGTCAGTCCACTTTGCCACCGCCTGCGCCAGGGTCGGCCATGCGTGGAAAACGATTTCCTGCCGTTCGGGTGTATTCCAGTCTTTACCGTCGGGTGTGCGCCCGTGGCGGGCGTGGCGGTGTTCGAGCCTGAACGTTCCAAGCCCGTGTACCTCCACACGGCCCCCGAAGTCGGGGATAGAGAGCGCCCCGGCCAGGATCTCCGGCAGGGCTGTGAGCATTTTCAAAACGTCGCCCTGGTCAAGCCCTGTTTTTTCGGCGATGTTGTATGCAAGGTTCCTCCGATCAAATTCTTCCATGATTCAGGCCGTTTTTGTGACTGATTGCGGAATTAGTTTAGTGGTGCCCCACACCCGGAATAGGCCGATGAGGATGCCCACAATTGCGCTGAGCAGTGAAAAGATGCTCTCACCGTTTTGAAGCCGGGTGATAATGTCGGCCACCTGCGGGTAGGCCGCCTGGATGGCTGCCAGTTGTTCGGGCGTGACCTTGGGGGTTAGCCATCCGAAGGCCAGGTTGGTGCCGGCCACCAGAACGATTGTGAGGGCAAGCAGTACGATTTTGGATTCGTACCACTTTTTAGTGGGTACTGTGGTAGGTTGTGCCATGTTACTTTGCTTTTATGCGTTCAACAATAACTTTAAGTTCCGCCACCTGGATTGCCAGGATGCGGTTTTCATTTTGACAGTTTATGAAATCGCGGCGGGCTTCATTCAGGGCCGATGAGTATTCCACGCGGGATTCGTGTAACTCCTGTTTGATTTCGTGGTAGCGATGTTCGTGGTACAGGTGCAGGTAATACATACCATACGATTGCCCGACGATCACGCAGGCCATAATGAATAGGGCCGTGCCGTTTTTGATGAGCCGCCCCAGGCCGTCCCCCAGGGCCTTATATATAGCCTCGATCATTGCGTCTCTTTGATTTTTCATCTCGGCACATTTTTACATAAAACGGTGTAAAAACGTGCCGGAATGTGTTATTTTTTTGAAGATTCGGCGGGCTTGCGTTCGCTTTCTTGTACCACTTCCGTGGTATTCTCTGCCTGTTCGTTGAGGATTTTTTGCGCCGCCTCCACGGCCTGGGCCACGGGGGAAAACTCGTTGAAATCTACCAGCCCGGCCCGGCGGGCGCGGTCGGCGAGGACAAGCAGTGTTTGAAGGTGAATTTTTTGCATGTTTTTGCCTGTTAAAATGTTATTGAATAGATTGAGTGAAATCCGGTTGCAAATGCCGCGTAACTGATGCCGGCGTCGGCTATGTAGTGCCACCACGGGCGCTTTTGCCCTATCGTCAGCGTCACCCCGGCGGCAAACAAGGTGCCCCGGTGTACGGTTCCGAACAGGTGCTTGGCGTCCGTTGTCCACGCCAGGAAGGTCGTGGAGCCAAGGAATGCTTCGCCCTGCGCTGGGTCTCCCGCCCTGTACTTGTTTGTCCAGGAAACGGAGTTATCCCAAAACCGCCGGTTCCAGGTGTCCGGGTAGCGACTTGGGTGGTGGACGGATGTTTCATGGAACCCCCACGCCATGCCGGACGCAAAGGACAGGGCGGCGGGGATCACGGCGTTTTTCCAATTGTACTTGACCGCCTTGGCCGGGGGCAAGTTCAGTCTCGGCGTGTCCGTCGTGATAGCATCATTTTCGATCTTCTGTGCAGATAGGCTGCACAGGGCAAGCATTACCAAGCCGCTTGCCAGGTGGTACCGTCGTAACATTCCAGTTTCGTTGTTGTGGTGTTGAAGATTGTTAGGCCTGCCGGAGGCGAGGTGATCGCATCCCGCTGCGTGGTTGTCATGCGGGGCAGTAGTACACCCTGCGTGGTTGATGTAAATTCGACTATCGCCTTTGCGTTCGGCGCAGACGTAGAGCCGAAGTTAGTAGCGCCTACAAAGTTGTTTGTCGTGCTGCTTCCTGATTGATATATTCCTTTTGCGCTTGCGCTGTTTGCCGCGATGTCAATAGCATAATAAGTGCCACCTACAGAGGTTAGCGTTGGTGCGATTTCAATGCCCCAAGTGTTGCCAGTGTGCCCGCCCGTTTGGTTTATGGTGCCCTGTATAGATGCTTGTTTGAAAGTATTTGTACCTCCTGCCGATGGGGCAAAAGAATCGGCCCACTTCGTTGATACTCGGTTTGTTGTAGTTGAGGTAAACGAAGTCGTTCCAAATGTTGTTGAATTGCTAACAAATGATGATCCAATTGAAACGCTCCCAGACGTTACAATGGTAACGTTCCCAGATTGCCCGCCGATTGTAACCGTTTGTGCGCTATTCCCTAACGTAAACGCGTTTGCCGTTGTAATTCCTGTATTTTGAAATAATGTACTCCCGCCTCCAATCTTCAAAGAAGACGGACTCCCGCCCACAATGCGCAAATGCTCGGAGGCTGCCGCCGCACTTACCGGCAAATAAAACACCATGTCGCTCGTCCGCGTCGCATGTGTCGCCGTTGTCCACAAGGCCGATATACGCCCCATTTCCTGGTTGTCCGTCGTTGATGATTCCCCGTAGAACGACAAGGCGGGCCCGAACCCCGCCGCCGCCGTGCCGGTGCTATTCGATTGCAGGATAAGCACGTCCTGCGTAGCGTTCGTGTTAGCCGTGACGTTCGTCACCGTCACTTGTCCCCCCGTGGACGCTGCCCCGGTGATTGACAGGCGCGTAACGTTGTTTGTTTCCAGGTTCAGCGCGTTGGCGTCATTTGTGCCGATGGTGACGGCTGCTCCGGTGGTGTTACCGCCGTTGATAATGTCCCCGCTCCCGGCAGATATTGCAGTCCAGGTTCCGTCCGCCTTCAGGTACTTGTTTGCCGCCGCGTCACCGGCTGCGGGGGCGGGTACAAGGCCTTTTGTTCCCCCGCTGCCGCTATCGCCAACCATCGCATTTAGGATAGCCGTGGCCGTGGTGGCGCTCAGGACTTCGGGCACACCCGTGCTGGCAGAGTTTCGCCCAATGAATGACGCCGTAGCCATGTCGGCCATTTTCGCCAGGGTCACGGCGCTGTTAGCAATAGTGGCCGCAAATGAACCCGTACCGCTGCCGGTAACGTCACCTGTTAGCGTGATAGTCTGGTCGCCGGTATTTGTTCCGCTGTGCGTACCGCCCCCTAGCGTAGTGCTACTGTTGATCGTAAGCGTACGGTCGGCATCCCCTGTTGTGATCGTTAATGTACGGTCTGCTGTCAGGTCACTCCCCGGCGACACGATTAGTCCGTGGCTGGCGTTCGTGTCTTTCAGTTTTAGCCCGGCATTGTTTAGGTATACCGACGTAAGGTCAGTGTTTGCCCCGCTGGCAGCCGCGCCCAGGGTGCCCCGTGCTGTCGAGGCGTCGGCATCATCGACGAGGGAAAGGCCGAAATCAGTGATCGTTTTGGCGACCAGAGCACCCGTACTGGCTTTGGCCGGGAAGGTATTAGCTGCGAATGTCGTTTGGGTGAACGCATCCGCACCCGTGCCGATGCTCAAAGAATCGGCGGCAATGGTCAGGCCCGCCAGGGCGGTGAGCGTGGCATCTTTCGGCTGTAATCCGCTCAGGTCTTGGTCGCCCGTGTTGGTGCCCGTTATCGAGGCGTTGCCGGTAAGGGTAAGCGTTCGGTCGGCGTCGCCCGTCGTAATCGTAAGTGTTTTGTTGGCAGTAAGGTCGCTGCCAGGCGTGATTGTCAGCGTGTGCGAGGCGTTGGTATCCTTAATCTTAAGGCCGGTGTTGGGAAAAGTAAGCCCTGTTGTAAGCGTGTCGCCGTCATTGAGCGTCCCCCCGCCAGCCGGGGTAGCCCAAGTGCCATCGCCACGCCAAAACGTCGATGAGGTGGCACCCGTCCCGCTGCCAAGGTTTGCTACCGGCAAATTCCCGGTAATATCAGTTGCCAAATCAATCGCCCCTCGCGTGATCTGCTGCCCGGATATTGTAATGTAATCTAACGTTCCCGCAAGCGTTACCGGGGTGCTGTTGTCCGTGCCCGCCGCATCTACGCCTAAGGTAGTGCGGGCCGTAGCAGCGTTAGCATCGTCGAGTAGTGAACGCGCAAAGCTTGTTAGATCAGTAGTTGCCGCCGTGCCTGATCCTGTAAAGTACGGCACCTTATCTGCTGCCGATGTCAGCCCGGCTAGGGCTGTAAGTTCAGCATCCAACGGCTGTTTTCCGCTTAATGCACTATTAAGGTCGGTTTGGTCGGAAAGTGTGCCCGTGATACTGCCCCATATTCCACCACCTCCGCCCCCGCCGCCACTGGCGGCAATGGTCACGTCCACGCGGTCGCTGCCGCTATTGTCGGATACCGTGAGCGTAACGTTGCTCCCCTCGATCAGGTTAACCTGTTTGCGGGTTCCGACCGTGGTGCCTGCCTTGCTGACCACGATCTTTTGCGTGCTGATATTATCCTCCACGGCGTCCACCTTGCCGTCGTCGTCGGCGTCGTACTGCGCCTTGGTCATATCGCCCGTGCCGGCTACCGTTGTCCAGGCTACGTCGTAATCGGTTCCCGACGCCTTGGCCAGCACCTTGCCCGTGGTGCCGCCCGACGGGATCAGGCGGGAGGATGACACGGAGGCCGGCACAATGCTCAGGGTAACGGTATTGCCGTCGAGGGCAACCGTGACGGTATCGCCGCTGTAATTGTATTGCCCATCTTCGCTGACCGTGAACGCCCCATCCAGGACGGGCCAGACGCTGCCGCCGGATAGGGTAATGATTAGTTCGTAGTAATACTCCTGCGTCGCCAAGGCCACGATCTGCGCGTTAGTTATTGCCAGGTCAATAGTACCCGCCGCGCCGTTGATCGTTAGCCCTGACCCGCTAGACAGCGCAAGGGCCGACGTTCCGTTTTTCTCGTAGATTGTGAATGCCGCACTTGCCCCGGTAAGCGTGTACGGGCTGCCGCTCGACGTGAACGCGAATTGCAGGGAAAAATCCCCCTTATAATATGCGGCTATCGGGAAATTTCCGGGCCGCCCGTCAAAGTTTGCCATGATCAGGGCTTTTTAATGGTTGCTACCCGGTTGGGCAGGGAATAGAATTTTGTGCCGCTCTCGCTGATGAAAAACTCGGTATCAATTGCTGCCGCGCCGAAATTCATCAGTCGCAAGATGCCGCCGTAGTAGAAGGCATTTTTTGCCCCTGTGCCGTTGATGTTGTACCGTAGTTGATTCTGCGCCGTCACGGTGAACACCAGAGGCACAAACACCCCATCGCCGGGGTCAATCGTCCAACCAGGCTTCAGGAAATCATTTTGCACCCGTGCGAGTAGCGCTTTTATGGGGCTGACACCGCTCAGGGTAGTTATATTGGTATCGTCGGTGTTCATCTCGACAATTTGCCGCTTTGTACGATCAACGCTGCGGCTATCGGACGCCAGGCGGGTGCTATTTGCGATGAAAACATCGGCGTAGTGATTAGCAAGGTCAGTCGCCGTGCCGATCTTCCGCTTTGTGACGTCCTGCGTCTCATCGTCGTAGGTAATCGTCTGTGTTTCAAAATAGGTTACGCCGTCCTGGCCCAGGGAAAAAGTGCGCGTGATTGATAGTATTTCTGCCATGTTTTATTGCTTTATGTGGATGTGAAAAGTGTATGTGGTCGAGGCCGTCGGCGCTGTGGCGCAGGCAATGGTGTACGATGTATTGCCCGCCGATCCGACGTACCACTTGGCCACCTCCCCGGCGGCATTGGCGTTGGCGGGGCTGAATGTCACGCCGGTGAATAGTCCGGCGTCCAGGGCACTGCCGAAGGTCACCGTACAAAGGGTGCCCGTCGTCGGCCCCGTGCCCGTGGTCACGGTGATCTGGTGGCTTAGATCATTGCCAAGGTCAACGGACACCGTTGGCCCTGTGCCCGCCGCTGCGCCCGCCGCAATGGTCGGCGCTACCTGGCAGGTTATCCGGTGCCACGCTCCCCCGTATCGGTATTCAAGTCCGTCGGCATCGCTGTTCGATCTGATTGAGTTGTTCACCGCCGGGCGCTGCGCTACTGTGCCCTCAGGCAGTGCTATTGAATCCGTGGCCGTGGCCGCGTCCAGGGTCACGGCGGGCGTGGTGGTGAGCAAGCCCACACGTTTATCGTCCCGCACGGCCATGATGATGGCCGGGGTGCCTGCGCCGTCGTAGATGCGAAGGCCCCAGTTTGAAGACGTGGTTCCGAGGCTGATTATTTTCAGGCGGCTGTTGGCGTCGGCGGTGGGGCTGTTTGCACCTGAAATGATGACATTTTTTACGATCGACGTAAAACTGTTGTACCCGTCAATCTCGACGCCGCCGTTTATGTTCCATATTTTAAATAAGCCTGAATTGTCATATTTAGCAGCATTCCTGTATAAATAATGACTTGATGAGCCATATCCGTCTGCAATCGAAATTTTAAGCGCATTTCCGGCCGAATAAACTTCGTTTTCGATCCTAATCGTTTGCGTGAGCGGCCCCGTAGCAGTACCAGTTAAAAGTATTGAGCCTGGAACCTGGTCTAGCGTTCCGTCTGATTCAATCTTTATACCGTCTAAGTTTGTCGTCGTTTTGATACTTAACCGGTATGCCGGACTGCTCTGATTAATGCCAAGACGGTCGTTCGTCGCGTCGTACCAAAGGGCATTTTCCCCCGTGATTGATGACGCCCCGTTCCAGTAGGCCACTTGCCCCGCTGATCCGCTGCCCGTTACTCCGCTGCCTGTCCCTAAGCTAACCCACGCGCCGTTTGCCCGCGCTTTCACGGTGTCCGTGTCCGTATCGTACACGATAAGGCCGTCACGGGGGCTGCCGATAGCGTTCACCTGCGCCGTGGTCATCGCGGGCAGGCCCAGGCCGCGTGCCGTGCTAACTATGTCAATAATTGCCGAGGCGTCGGGGGCCGATGTGGTGCCAAATGCTGTTTGGCCGAGGATGTTGTTTTTTGTAGTCGTGCCGGTCTGATATATCCCCTTGGCATTCGCGTGATCGACGGCGATTTCCAACGCCCGGTAATCGGCGGCGGCAGTAATAGTGTGATTGATATACGCGCCTCGCGTGATCCCGTTGGCCCCGCCCGTCTGGTTTATCGTGCCTCCGAAGTTCAGGAAATTGATAACAGCAGTGCCCGATGTGGGCGAAAATCCGCCGGCTACATTCAGCCAGTTTTTTGTGCCGCTGTTCATCGTCGAGGAGTACCCCGACGAAATATTTACGCTCGTAGTTGTGCTGTTCGGGTCAAGATTGATATTTGCGGCAAAGGAGTTGATCGTCACGGCGTTTGACCCGTTCCCTATCGTGAAATCAGTACCGGCAGTTATTGCCGCGTTCGCATAGGTCGTCGTGCCGCCGCCGATCTTTATCTTCGGCGTGGCCCCGCCAACAATACGGGCATGTTCGCTGAGTGCCCCGCCGTTGTTGACATTGAGAAAAACAATATCGGACGTCCGGCTCGCATGGGTGACCGTTGACCAGGTGGCTGAAATGCGGGCCATATCCTGCCCGTCTGTGCTGCTGCTCTCCCCCTGAAACAGGATAGCACCCCCAAACCCAGCCGACGGGCTGCCCGTGCTATTCGTTTGCAGGGTAAGAATATCTTGCGCGGCATTCGTGGTTGCCGTCGTGTTCGTGATCGTCACCGCCCCGCCTGTGCTGGCCGCACCCGTGATCGCTACACGGGTCACGTTGTTCGTTTCCAGGTTCAGGCCGAACGCATCATTTGTGCCGATGGTCACCGCCGCCCCCGTGGTGTTGCCCCCGTCGAGGATGTCACCGGCCCCGGAGGCGGGACTTTCCTCCTGCCAGCCGTTCACGCTATCCCAGGTCAGGACATTGCCATCAACGGTGCCGCTGTACACCGCCCACGCACTGCCATTCCAGCGTAGTATTTCGCCCGACGTGGTGCCGTTAGGCACGGTGCCGGATGGGCCAGCGCTTTCCACCCATCCGTTCGTCGCATCCCACGTCAGATAGTTGCCCGGCGTGGTGGCGCTGTATGCCGCCCACTGCGTTGCTACTTCATCCCATTTCAGTATTTGCCCTTCGGCAGTGCCGGGGGGGATGCCCTGTGCGCCGCCCGTGCCGGTGTAAAAATTGTATAGGCTATAAAGAACCTGCGAGCCGATCGGTATATCAATGCCATGATCGACTGAATCCACCGTTATCGATGTTGCGCCGCCCGCTTGGTCGTTGTCAACCGTGAACGGGTACACCTGCCCGTTTTGCGGGTTGTATAGATAAATCGTGTCGCCGTCAAAAATGGTGTTGGCTTTTAGCGGCTCCGAAATATCTATTGTGGTGATTGCCCCGCTCGATAGGGTTGTTGTGGTTGTGTTGAACGCCTGTATAGATACGCCCGTACTTGGCGATATTTTTCTATTAGAAAAACCTGTGCCGTCAGGATCGCCCACCGATATTTCCCATGTTCCGGGGTTGAAAATGTCCGGCCCCGGTATTTTTTTTGGCGTTGTCGTAACGATGAAATTACCGTTAGACACACCGGCGTAAATCCACTCTCCAGACCATTCGCCTTTGCGGGCGTTAAAATCGCCCCGTGACATTAACCAGCCGGTCAGGTCGGGCAATAGTATGCGGTCGTGTGCTTTGATGATCGCGCCGTGCAATGTGCCCGCGTATGTCTGCGCGGGGATTTCCTGCAATTTGGCAAGTTCATTACATAGCAGGTCGCCAAACTCAAAATCATCAGTTGCCGCGGCCCTGTCCCATGTCGCCGTGGTGTCCACCCATGTAGCAAGGTCGTCGCACGTCTGTATCTTTCCAGGCGTCCACGGCTGCACGGCATGACCAAATATTTCGGTCATTTCCAGGGCATCGCTGTTTCCCGTCGCGTTGGTCGCTATGTACGTGCGCTTTTTCTCAAAATTCTCCGTTGCGCTCGATCCGTAGATTGCCAGGGCGAGACTTTTCCACGACCAATCATTCAGCGTAACCGTGCCCGTTAGCGGGTTTCCGCTTGCGTCCTCATCTCCTAATGCGTTAGTGAAATCAATTGAAAATGCGTTTTGGCTCGCCGTAAGGATAGGAGTCCAGAATTCAAAAGGTACTGATCCTACAAATCGATTGGAAAATATCCACGGCGTTGATACCTCATAATATGTTTCCTGCGGGCCGCTTTTCCACGTCGGGCCTGTTCTGTTCAGGTCGCCGTAAACAGGAATGCCGTTTGCGATTACGGCGCTCGTTAGCGATTCAATGCGGTAATCGCCCGTGGTCAAAATAAGTTCAACGCCGAACACGTACCGCCACGGGGTGTCATAGGTGTCCACCTCCACGTCGATGTTTAGTACGCCTGAAACCCTGAATCGGCTATCTGCGTCAAACCCGATATTGGTAAAAGACACCGGGCTGTTTGCCCCGCTGAACTTGTACCACTTATTTGACAGGCTGGAAAGGTAATTACGGTATGTATTGTGGTCGTAGTCTACTTCCACTTTTTTGAGCGCAGGCAGCCATGAAAACGCCCCGCCCCGCAGTCTAAACCGGGTCACCTGTTGATCAATGCTGGTGTCGTAGGTTTTTGTGGTGCCGGACAAAAAGCCGCCGCCGTTGTCGTACCAGCGTTCCTTTACGTTTTGCTCGTGGCGCTCCCGTATCTGCTCAAATCTCCACGCCCCATCCGATAGCATGAGCCGGGCCGCCCAATGTGCGCAAATCTGCTCAAGTACATAGTATGGGCTTTTCCACTTGTAATCATCGCCGTCGTTGCCCTCGTCGCGCTCGGCAAAGATTTCCCCCGATACGCGGGAGTATAAAAGCGGGTCTTTGGTTTCGTCAACGGCGGGCATATTTTCATCCGACCAATTGACAATCGTACGGAGCCAAGCGTCTGACGGCCCCCAAAAACTTTCTGTGCCGATGTATGTAAGACACTGCGAAATGTGCGTGATAAAGGACAGAAACCCATAAGGGACATTTGGCGTAAAATTCGTGTCTTTATATTCTTCGTTCTTTAGCCGCCCCAGGCCGTCCACGGCTCGCAGCGACAAAAAGAACGCGCTACCTATGTCTTCATATTCGCTTATATCCGGCGTCACGATGCCTACCCAGTGCAGATTATCCACGCCCGCAACCACACGCCAAATAACCAGATTAAAGCGGGTCTCCACGGATGTTATTAAGTCCTGGATGAAGTCGTCAATGTCTGACCTGTTATCCTCGTTTACCTTTATGTCTACGGACGCCGAACTGCCGATTATTCCGGGGACTACCTTATCCGTAGCGCCCTGGTAACTCAGTGTAAACCCGTCATCGGCGGTTTCCACGGTCAGGCTCAGCGGGAACGTGCCGCTGTCGTGTATTTCAACGCGGAACGTCTCGCCGTTCTGGTTCAGAAAATTGCCCGATGTTATCCGTGCCGCCATTATTTAAACCGCCCCCTTTCGCGTTGTGCTTTTTCACTGCTTAGTAATATGTCTGCCCCCCGGAGAATGCCGAACACCTCCACCTGCCCACCCCCGGCGTTCTCCCGGAAGATCGCCCGCAACTTGCTTTCAGGGGCCACGATCTCAGGGTTGGTTGCCGCGCCGGGGTACTCACCCATGAGGGCCATTGTGGGCTTGCGGATGATGCCGCCCTGAGCGAGTTTTGCGCCGCCAACAAGCCGTTTAAACAGGGCTGTACCAATCGCGCCAGCAGCCCCGGCAATAGCAATTGCAGCAAATGGATTAGCCGTTGCCAAAGCGCTTTTTGCGATCAATGTGGCAACAAACTGTTTTATGAGCATCCCGATTACTTCGCCAATCGAGTTTACAATAGCCTTTGATACGTTTTGAAAAACATTTCCTGTCTCAGTTATTGCGTTTGCAATGCTATCCCCAATTGTCGTGATCGCCCCGCCCCACATGGACATAGTTTCTGCCGCCGCGCCGCCTGCCGATGTTGTAATGTCGGCAAGTTGCTGCATGTACTGTGACGCGCTTATAAGTCCATTATTGAAATTATTTAGCGCTGCTGTGCGCTGCTGAAACTGCGATGTAACCGGATCAACCCCCTGTGGTGCAAACGCCGGGGCCGTACTCTGCACACTTTCCGGCAGCCCTTTGGTGGGCAGGGGGGCGAAGGGGGCAATAGGCTCGCTGCGCAGGGCTTTGAGCATCCCCCGCACTTTCTCTATCTCTGCGCTGTACGGCTTAAATCCGTTTTCAATCAACCGCTCAATCTGATTCTCAATTTCCTTAGCCTGTTCTCCGATCACGTCCGCGCCCAGCACGTCCTCCTTGGAGGCCACGGCGGCGATGCTTTTCAGGGCGTCTTTGTAGAGTTTGGCTTTTTCTTTGGCCGCATTTATCGCATCTTCGTTTTTCTTGGTTTCTCCTGTGTTTTTGCCAATTGAATCAACGACGCCGCCGTTTTGCTGTATCAGTTGCGTTAGTGCATCCTTACGCGCCTGTATAGCGGCGTTTGCGTCTTTGAACGCCTGCTCTTCCTGTTTGATCGCGTTGGCGGTAGCGCCGGCAAAAGCCTGGTTTAATTTCTCCTGCTCACCAAGCCCGGCAAATGCCCCTACGCTTGTTTGGGCATTTTTTCTGCTCTTATTGTAATCATCTTGCCGCTTTACAAGGTCTTGTAACTTCTTATCGTGTTCGTTAGCCAGGTCAAGTTCCTCGCGGGATATTTCAACAAGCCTTTCACGGGCGGCCTGTGCGCGGGCCGCTTTTTGAATGCTTATAGCCCATGCGTCGTAAGCCTCCTTCAGCCCTTTCACAAGTCCGTCCTCTATCTTCAATTGCCCGAAATAGTCGGGCGCTACTTCCTGCAATTTTTTCAGTGCCCGCAGTTTCTCGTCACGGCTGACGGTTTCGCTTTGAAGGACGCCTACTAATAGGTCTATTTGTGACTTTTCGCGGGCTATGGAGTGCGCAACCTCTTTATTTACCGCCGCTATTTCGTTCTGGACTTTTTCGGAAATAGTCAATTCCCGGTTCATTTGTGTAATCCAGTACACAAGCCCGGCCACAGCAGCGATCGCCAGCCCGGCCACTGTAATGCGCATAACAGTGCCAAGGCTCAGAAATGCCTTTGTTGCAGTTTCCACGCCAGCGACAACGCCGCCAAATATTGAAATCACATTGCGCAAATTGCCGGCCAAGGCGCTGAAGGCGGTAATTACTACGCCTGTAACTTTTGCGAACGGGCCAAGGGAAACCAGGAAGAGGCCCACTTGTACGATTGCTTCCTTTGTTGTGTCGCTCAGGTGCGAAAACCACTTTACAATACCCTGCATGGCAATTGCCGCCCGATCCAAAAGCCCCTTTATGTCGAATGTCCGGTCGATCTCATCCCCCAAGGCCGCCAGGGCTTGCCGGGCTGCTGCACCTGCGTTGACAATCGCGTTCTTTATCCCGCCCTGCACACGGGGTAGCACAGATGCCGCCTGCGTGATCTTATCGACGAACTCCCTGCCGCTTACACCCATGTTTTGCAGGGCTTCGGCGCTTTGCGTGCCAAAGGCATCCTGCATGAGCTTGGATATTTTCGGCATATTTTCCTGGATGATGCGCAAATCCTGAGACAATACCTTGCCCTTTGCGATCATCTGCGCAAACTGCACGGTAACGCTGTCCAGGTTTTGCGCCGTGCCCCCGGTGAGGGCAATGGCGTTTGCCATTTCTATGAGCGTCTTGCGGGCTTGCTCTGCCTGGTAGCCCACGCCCTGCAAACGGATAGAACCCTGTATTGCCTGCTCAAAGTCTAATCCGGGGGCGAGGGCCGCCTGGCGCAGGGCTTCGATTTCGGCGTAAGCCTCCGCAGCGCTGCGCTTCCCGTCTTGAAATGTGGCGACCATCGCCAATTTCAGCGATTCCAGGTTGCCCGCCTGCTGGATGGCCGATTTTCCAAGCAATGCCAGGGGGGCCGATATGGCTATGGTTAGATCACTGCCCAGGGAGGAAAGGCGCTGGCCGGACATGCGTAGCGAACGTTCGACCTTTTTTAGGTCTGCTTCCAGGCCTTTCGAGATGAGGCCAAGCCGGATATTAAGTTCGCTAATAGTCGCCACGCGCTTTTTTCATTTTTGCGGCCATAAGTGCAGCCGCCGTTTCAAAATGTTTCCGTTCATGCTCCGGTTGTACCTCCAACTTCGCCGCCTTATCCCAGGGCAGGGGCCAGAACTTTTCCACTGCCACGCCCTTTTTCAAGTTAGGCGCTGTAATCAGATAAGCGGCTATGCGCAAGCCCTCCAGGTACACACGCTCCTTATCCCTGATCCCCCGCAGGCGGGCGGCAAACTGTCTGGGCGTCATCTGCCAAAATTCCGCCTCACTGATCCCCGCCTCTGCGGCCAGGTCGGTCAGGCCATGCCAGGTAAATTCACCGGGGTCGGCTTCGCTTTCGTCGCCTTCCCCGTCACCCCGTTTCCCGCTTGCGGGAATGATTCGGCAAATGCAGTCATGACCTTTTCAAGTACGCCCGTCTCCTGTATCCAGTCGGCCACGTCGTATTTTTCAAAGTCAACGCCGATGCCGGCGGCTTTGTATCCCGCCCGCAGTCCGGCGCTAACGAAATCGACGAGGACAATGATGGACGTATTTTCAAGACCACCTTGCATTTGTGCAAAGTCGGACAGGGCTTTTCTGCCGGTCTCTACCTCGTATTCGTAGAGACCGGCGAAGCCGAAGCGTATTGGGCGCTTTGCACCCCCTATTTCAATATATTCAATCATTTGCCTGTTTTTTTGTAGATGTTAGGATACCGTCGTCCGCGTGATTGCGCCCGTGCCGGTGAACGTGTAGGTGAACGTCACCCCGGCGTCGTTACCCTGGCTGGACAGGCTCAGGTCAGTGATATAGCCATCGCCGTAGAAGTAGGTGTCGCCCGACGTACCCGTGGAGATCAGGAAAGATGCCAGGGTCTGGCCGCTCCACAGGTCAAACAGATCCTGGAATCCGTAAGTAGCGTCGAAGGCCAATAGGGCTTCCCCGCTCATCGTCCATGACTTGGTGCCAGGGCGCGGGGCGGCCCATGCGCCGCTATCCTTACACGTCACGTCAAATGTCTCTGTTGATAATTGCAATTCCGCGTTCGTCTGGCAGGAAATTGCCACGTCCGGGCTGGCGTTGTGGTAGATTGCAAAGTTTTTTGCAAGTATTGTTCCGGTGCTTGCCATAGTGTTGTGTTTTTGTGTTATCTGTTACCGGCTAAACCGGATTATCTTTTCAAAACGGTCGGCTGAAAACGGGCTTTTTAGCCTCCTTTGGCGCGGGGGGTGTTTCCTCGTCGGGAATTATGCATTCCTCCGCAAGGGGCTGGTTGACTTTGTATTTCAATAGCCGGATATGGTCGGCCACTTGGGTGGCTACGCCCAAATCGATGAGGCGTTGGCCGGATGGCTCGCTGGTGCCGATTACCCAACCGGCTTTGAAGTTGCCGTGATCTTTGATGAATTGTATTTTCATGATACTGTCGTGCTGTTTCTGATGCAAATCCTGTACTCGCAAAGACGGCGGTGCATTTCTGCGTTGTCTGTATAGCCGTCTCGCTCGCTCAGGTATTCAATGTGCGCCACGTCAACCGTGTCGCCGCCGGTGAGCGTCCATGTTCCCGCTTGGTAGTCCAGGGCAGCCCGTATTGCTATGCTTGCCGCCGCCGTGGTTGTGTACGTTGAACCGTATATATCCACCTGCACAAGGGCAAGGTCAAGGTCGCTACTTTGTGTTTTCGTGCTCTGGGGGCCGGGGCTTATGAGGTTCACGCATACCGCCGGGTATGTCGTTTGCTGCTTAAGTACGCCGGGGTACACACGCCCGCCAATCAGCGTGTTTGCCGCTGTGTTGGCCGCTATGCGGTTGGCTATGATCCCGGATACGTTCATACGCTTATGCTTTGCGCGTAGGAGTCAATTTGTTTTTTCAATTCCTGTATCGCCCTCCTGAGCGTTTCCGGCCCTGCCGTTTGGGCTGCCGGACGCACAAAAGGGTGCGGTCTTTGGTTTTCGGTGCCGAACTCTACAAAATGCGCGTAGTAGCCGTCCACCTTATTGCCCTTGTATTCAATCCCGGTGCCCGACTTGTCAACCTTCGGCCCCACCCAGACCGCAGGGGATCGGCGGAATGTCAGGTTTCGGAATGATCGGCGCAGGTTGCCGGGGTAATAGGTAATTTTCGTTTCTCCCTTGTAGCGGCTGTGCGGCTCGTCGCTGACGGGGGCTAACTGTTTGATCGCGTTGATAAGGATCGGTGAAGCCTTACGAAAAGCGCCGTTAGTTTCCTTTTTCGCGTGATTCGCAACCCGGTACAGTTTACGCACCGCCTCGTTTACCTCTCTTTGTAGTTGCGCATCCATCATAGCCTCCGTTTTGCCTGTATTTGTAGGTGATCGTTTCTGCCCGTCTCGCTTATCCGTTCAATGTCGTATGTATCGCCGTTGTAACTTATCCGCTCTACAAATCCAACATCGTCACGGTGCCGGATGGTGAACGTTATGTTAGTAGCCGCCTGATTGATCGCATCCTGAAAGGTCTCCCCCGATCCGGTGAGCGGGTAATCTATGCTCGCCCACACGGTCGCCAGGGTCGCCCACGTCTCAATCGGCTCGTTATACGCATTCGCCGCCGTTGTCCGGCTTTGTAGCGTGATGCGCCGGTCTAACTTGCCAGGGTCGATTCCTTTCAGCATCACACCAGGTTTGTACGGTGATTGAATGCCAGCCATTGCGACGACCGCGAACCGGGGTCTTTCAGCGACATATCCTCCCTCCGCTCATACAGCATTGTAAGCGTCAACTTTATCGCGTGTTTCAACTCTTCCGGTATTGCCCCCGCCGTGCTATCGCCAACTGTGTACCGCACCTGCACGGCATTTGGGTATTCGCCCAAATCTGGCAGGCTGGTATCCGGGTTGGGCACGATGCGGGGGGTCTGCCCGATCAGGTCGGATGTGTAGTTCGTTGATGCCCACGTTTGCAGCGCTCCGTCTTCGTCGATGTACTTGACATGCGTCACCGATGCTGCCGGGTGCAATGGAAGTGGTACATAGCCCTCTGCGGGCCACTCATCATAATACACGTCCACTGTTTGAACAGCAAGCAACCGGCCCGTCTCTGATTCGACTTTGCGCCGGGCCACGGAGATGAGGCTTTCAATGAGCGCATCCTCGTCGTTGTGGTCAACGCGTAGTTGCGCCTTGGCCTCCACCAAGGTCACAGGCTCAAATGCCGGGCCGGTTGCTATGCTGTACTTCATTGGGAGGTATGTACGTTTGCGCTGTATGCGAACGATTGACCGTGCGTTACGGCCATGTCGTACCAACTGTTCATCACTACTTGCACCGTTGCTTCTTTGAGGCGCGTGTACGGGTCGGCCATAAGTTCAAGCCCGCCCCATTGTCCGATGTACAATTGCGACCAATCGCCGAAATACATATAGTGCGCCACGCCGGACGTCGGCACGTTGGTAGACGTGAGGGCGCGGTATCCGTTCACGGTGCCCGTTCCGTTGTTCGGGCCTTCCCAGATGAATCCGTTTCCGGCGGTGTCCCGCTTGACGGTCTTCAAAATCCCCGCTACGGTAGGTGTGGTCAGGTAGGCCATTGTGGATCCGTCGGCGTTGTCGGCGGCTACTTGCGTCTCGAAGTCCACGATCTTCGCCCACGTCGGCGCAGCCGCCACGGTGATCGCGTTCACGCCCGAAATACCGGGGATACCCGTGGGGCCATTGGAGGTCGAGGATGCCAGGGCCGCGCTATCCAGGGCATTGTCGCGGGCGTTCATCAGTCGGTTACGGATGAAGTTCTCCACGCTGATTGTGGATTGGCGCAGGAGTTGAAGGCTGTATTCCGTCCACGCGGCCAGGCGCTTGGGTGACATTTGCACCCGGTCAAACGTCGGCGTCGTTTCGTCGGCAGTCGATTGTTCCGTTTCCCACACGGCAGCAGCCGCGCCGTCGTTGCGCGGGAAGTCGATATTGCCGCTCAGGCCGTTGAGGAACGTGCATCCCATGCGGAAAACAACGCCCTTGGGATCAAGGAACGGAATCAACTGCCCTACGTCGGTCTGCACGGTGAATCCGCCCGTCGTGGTGGTTCCTGCCACCAAGTCACGCTGTTGGATGAGGGCAGGAACGAGAACGCCGGATCCGTAATTTCCAATACCGGCGGCTCTCATCTCGTTTTGTGCCTCCTCGTGCATCTCTTTTTCCAGGCCGGAAAGGTTGCCTTTGCCCACGGCGGCCATGATCGCGTTGCGGAACGAGTAGCGCTTCGCTACGTCGTCGCGCTTATCACCGCGATTTTGGATGACATTCACGTTGATGGGGGCCTCCGTGGTGGCGCTCGATGTCCAGCCCGCGCTTCGGGCTTCGATGTCGAGCATGGTCTCCAGGCGGCGCACTTCGGCGTCGGCGGTGTCAAGTTCGGTCTTTGCGCTGTCCAGGGCCGGGCCGTCGGTGGCTTCGTTCCAGGTGCGGGCTTCGATTTTTTCGCTCAGCGCTTTCACTTTGTCCAGCGCCGCGCCCCGTTGTTCACGGGCCGCTTTGAGCAGTTGTGCAGTGTTCATAATTATTTGCTTGGATGTGACGCAAGCAAGGCACGAATCTGCCTGCTGCGCTGGTTAATAATCTGTGTATCAGGCTCCGAACGTTGGCCGTTCAGGGCTGCTATCAGTTGTGTATGTGCAAGTATTGCCGCCTTGGCCGCGTCCACCGCCGCCTGGCAGGCGTTGACAGCCGCGCCGAACAGGTCTGCGTTGGCGGGGCTGAGTGCGATGAGCGTGTCCACGTTTTCAGCGAAGGATGTGCATTCCGTGACCGTCTCGTTCAGGCATTCAATACAATCATTTGATGCACTGATCGCCTCCCCCATGACCTCCGCCGGGCTTGGCATCTCTGCTCCGTCGCGGGCCTGCATATCGTGGCTGCGCTTGGCCACCGTCGTGTCTGGGTTGGCGGGGAATGTCACGGGGGACACGTCGTACACGCGCTTCACGGCTTTGATCGTCCGGTGGTCTTTGCCGTTCATCCGCTCCCATACGTCCCCGGCGGTGTTGTCATCGTAGCGCAGGGTGAAGCCCCACGAACTTTGCGAGATGTCGCCCCGCTCGATGGACGTGGCAAGGTCACGGGCGGCCTGCGTGTCGGGCAGGTCGATCTCATAGGCCAGGCCAGTATCGTCAATGCTCAGGCTGAGCGTTCCGGCTGCCGTGCGGCCAAGTACCACGTTGGGGTCGTGGTTCAGCAGCGCCCGCACGTCGGCCATGTCCGCGTTTGCCAGGGCTTCGCGGGCGATTTCCTCCGTGAACCAGCCCATGTCGTAGCGCTGCCCGAATTTCAGGGCATAGCCGCGCAGTTTCTTTTTGCCGTCGCCCATACCCCGGATTTCCAGGCCGTCACCATAGGCGCGTGTTTCGAGGCCGTCGGCCTTAATCTTGCGATATTCAGGCTGTTGCATTGTCTGTATTTTGTCCAGGGTTCGCCGTCGTGTCAGGTGAATTTTGCCCCGTGTCCGTTTGTGTTTGCCCATTTTTGCCATTGAGTATTTCGCCTAGCATGTCCATAGGGGCCATGTTCTGTTGAATAAACAGGGTGTCGCCGCCCTCGATCTTGTTCAGGTTTTTCTTCGCCCGCACCTCGTTTGGTGTCATCCACCCGTTTTGGATAGCAGAGGCAAAGAATTTGCTTTGTGCCTCCATGTCGCCCATCTGCATGGCGGACAAATCGAAGGCGAAAAAGCGGCGGCGGTTGCGGATTTCTGAGGTGGTAAATAGTTTGGTGGTAATTTCCTCCTCGATCTTCCTTGCCCACGGGCGCAGGCAGTGGACTACGAAATCTTGGTTTTGCTGCTCGATGTTTGAGAATGTAGCCCGGTCAAGTTGGCTGAGCAGGTGCAGGGGGACTTTGAAAATCTGGCTTACCTCGACGGTTGTCAGGTTGCGAAAGTCAATCACCGCCGCATCCTTTGGCCCTGCCTGCATGGCTTTGAAGTCGGCCCCGGCGTCAAGAACCATGATGCTGCCGGCGTTCTTGCTGCCGGCGTGTGACATTTCGAGTTTTTGCTTCAGCACTTCCCGCTGCTCCTTGCTCAGGGCATTGGGGAACGTGATGAGGCCGCCCACGCTGGCTCCTTTCTCGAAATAGGCGTTACTGTATTGCTGCGCGCCGATGGATGTGGAAAACGAGCCGGAATGTACAAGGCTCACCCGCTTCCCAAGGAGGCCCGTCAACGTCACGCCCTTGATGTGTATAATCTCCGTTTCAGGAAGTAGTACATTGATGGGCTGATTGTTCAGGTTGCCGGACACGTGGTAGAACAGTTGCCCCGTGGGGCCGTAATACTGTTGCACCATTTCCTGCGGGATCAATTCCAGCGCCTTGGGCCGGGCCGTCTGCGCATCGAAGTGAATGCGGGCATAGCCATTGCCCAAACAGGCGTTAGTTATGAGCGTTTGCAGGAAATCGAACGTAGTGTAGGAGGGGTGCGGGCGACCGTCGAACAGGTAAGAAACCGGGCTGTCGTGGTCGGGGAATACGTCGCCGTCGCTGTCGCGGCGGAAAACGCCCCGATCCAGGGAGGCTATACCCTCGGAAATGTAGCGGATGGCCGACCAGGCCGGGGGGACACGTAGCACGGTCTCGTTTGTGACCGTGGCGGGGCCTGAGTTCAGAAATGACGTGTCAATGCCGAACAGGCTGAGGTTGGCAGGGTTGGAAAGGGACGTGGAACGCACTTCCGGCGGTGTTTCCGCCTTACGCGCATAAAAAAACCCGATTTCGTACCCGAATACCTGCATTTGCTGCAAAATTGGGCGAAAAACGGGCCGGAATGTTAGTTTCTAACGGGGTTTGGGCGGATTGGTGTTCGGTTTTACACGATCAGTATATGCACCTCAATCCTCCCTGGCCCCCCGCCCTGGCGGTAGCGCCGGTATGAGGCGGTAAAAGATTCGTAATTGATGAACCGGCGCACGACTTTGCCACGGGCCGGGTTGCTGTACATGCGATTAAATTCCCGCTCGGTTTCCCACCAGGCGAGTTTAGGCTCTCCGATTTCTGCCAGTTTTTCACCGTAGACGGCAAAATAGTCCTCAGGGAGTAGCATCATTTTGTTGTATTAAGTGCGGAAACATGCGAAATATCGACTCCGCCCGCTTCCGTGTTTCAGAAATCATATTATAATTCTCTACTATCTCCTGGCAGGACTTCTCCCACAGCGCCACCCCTTCCTTGTGCGTCGGGAAGGTAGCCGTTGAATGTTCCCACCCTGGCCGCCCGGCGTAGTTAGTCAGGCAAGCGCCCCCGGCCATTGTCGCCTCAATCCATGCAATGTTCGATTTATGGTCGTTGAATTGGCAGGGCATCATCGGTTTCCATACGCCGTTCAGTTGCAATTTGGGCAGCATGGCAAAGTACATTTCCGGGTCATCCAAGGCGGGTAAAAATCGGCTGTTGTCGCCGTGATCCAGGGGGGGATAGTAGCCGATGAACGTCCATGCCTTCGCCTTGTCCCGGATTCCGGGCCAATCCTCCTGGCCCTGACGCCACAGATCGTGCATCTGTATGCTTTGCCCCCGCCATGACCAATGTCCGGTGTCCGGGCTTGGCTTATCCGGCAGTTCACCGGGAAGGATGGCGTTTTTCACCACCAATCCGCCGCTGTGGTATGTCTCCAAAAACGCCTCTGTGCTGAACCAAAAAAGGTCAGCCATGCCAAGGCAGTCCTCCGTTGCTTTGCGGCGGGCTTTGTCCTGAAAGTCGCCGGACAAAGCATGTATGTCCGGCAAGTGGAGTATGTCGTCGTCGATGTCCACAATGAAATACCGGGGGGCAATCCTGGCTGACGACTTCCATTTTTTCACGAAATCGTTTATCGTTTGTTGCTCCCCTTTTTTGCCGCTGCCGGGCCGGGCAGTGATAACCACGTCCGCCCATAGCATGTCCCCGTAATCCAGTTCCTTGCGGGCATAGCGGACATTGAAAACGCCGGGGTAAAGTTTACCCATCAGCGTCAGGGGGCCGAACAGCCGCCAATAGGCGACGTTGGAAAGAATCGGGTACTCTAAAACTAATATATTAATCATACTTTAAAACAGATTGGATGCCTTTGCTCATCCTGTTTTTTGCCGCTGCGTAGTAATCGGGGTCTATCTCAAAGCCGATGTAATCAAACCCCATACCTTCGTAGGCTATTAGGCTGGATGCGCTGCCGACGTGCGTATCAAGGATTAGGTCTCCCGGCTTGGCGTATTTGCTTAAAATCCATTCGTAAAGGGCAATGGGTTTTTCTGTGGGATGAAAAACCCTTTCGCTATTCAATTTCCCTCTTGAATAATTAGCAACACGTAACGGCTTTTTAAAACTGGTCCAGGCCAGCTCTCCGTCTGCTAATGTGAAATTCCTTTGTCCTTTATCCCAAAAAATCCATCCGCTTGAATTTTTGCTAATTTTTTCAATAAAATAATTTGCTCCCCAAATAATCTGGTTTTTTGATACTCTAAAAAGTTCTAAAAAATACGCTTTGCTTGGCTCTGTATTCCACTTTTGGGCCTTTCCATAAGTTCCTTTCCATCCGGCTCCACCGTTGGCGGAAGTTCCGCCAACAAGGTTACAATGTTCGCCATACGGCGGGTCAACAATAGCCAAATCAAAGAACCCGTCAGGATATGACGGCAGCCCTATGTTTTTATCCATGCAATCGCCCAAAATGAATTTGCCCATTTATATAAAAATTAAGTCATCTTCGAGTAAATAACTTTTCTGTTGCGGCTCCCCCCGGTCTTTCAGCCATTGCCCCACGGCGTTCAGCATAGCCGCCACGCCGTCGATCTTATCCACGCTCCGCCCCTTGGACGGTGCGTAATTCCCCTGCGTTGTCAGGTGCATAACTACGTTTGCCATGTTCCACCTTAACACGGGGTTGCCCCCGTGGATCAACTTACCCGGCAATGCAAAGTGTTCGACGTGCTTAGCAGGGGGGCTTAGCATCAGCGGGCTTTGCGGGTACGGCTCCATTCTGAACCCATGCTCCACCAACTGCGGCACCAGGTAGGAAGAAAGGGCTTTGTCGAACGCAATAGCCGAAACGGTGTAAGGCTCGCAGATTTCCAGCATGTCCGCCAATATCACGCTGTAATCCGTGACGTTGCCCGCCGTGGTCTTTATATATCCTTCCTTTACCCAGCGTTCCACAAATGGCCGCTTGCTGCGGTGTTTTTCCACCGCCTCCTCCGTGATCCAGTACCACACCAGCACCACGGCTTTCTCTGCGTCGTGTCGTGGCGGGAAAAACAGACAAAAGGCGTTGAAGTCGTTTGTATTCGCAAGGTCAAGGCCTGCCCAACATTCACGCCCGGCCAGGTCTTCCAGGTCGGGGGCGTCATCTCCTTTTCTCCAAATGTCGTCGGGTATCCATCCTTCCTGGCTGGCATGTTCGAAGTTCAGGTTTTTTACTTTGAAGTCTATTTCCTTTTGTATGCCCTGGCTGGCAATCTTGTTGTATTCCGTCTCCAAGCCGGTCATTGACACCGATATGCCCAGGCCGGGGTTGGCCTTTATCCAAAGGCTTTTGTCGTGCCAGTCGTCGCCCTCATCCAATTCGTAGATGAATGCGAGCAGTTCGGAGTTGTCGGCAACGCCACTGAGCATGTTTTTACACGCCCGCAAAAATTCGCTGTTCGGCCCTTCCGGGTTGTTTCCCGCCGTGGTGATGATCCACGTCACCGGGTCTTCGACCTTCACCATCCCCGATTCCATAACGTTTAGCAGATCATCGGTGTCCCAGGCGTGGAACTCATCGACTAACACATAATACGGGCTTGCCCCGTCCTCCCCCTCGCTGTCCCGGCCAAGGTAGGCCACCCAAGAAAGTCCCTGCGTGTTTCTGATCCTCGTGGATGAATGCCCCGACGGTATCTGGATCATGGGCTTTAGTTCGGGAAAATCCTCTACCATCATTTTCAACATAGCCCGCTGCCGATCCCACCCGATGCGGGCTTGGTCTTTCTTGGTCGCCGTCCAATAAACTTCCGGGTCGGGGGCCCCGTCGAACAAAAAACCGATGGTGCCAATCGTGACCAAGTTGGCCGTCTTCGCATTCCCCCGCGCTACTTTGGTATACACCTTGCGGAACCGCTTGCCCCCGTCGGTGCGCCTCCACCCGTAGGCCATGTACACAACCGCCGCCCACCAGGGCATTATATCAAAGGGCTTGCCCGCCTCTTTACCCTTGCTGAACTTGAACAGGCGGTACAAGTTCAGTATCCGTGCCGCCTCGTCTTCATCGAAGTAGTACGGGAAATCGTCACTGCCAACGCGCCCCAGGTCATCCATGTGGCGCTGCATGGCAAGGCGCACCCATTTGCCGGTGACGATTTCACCGGAAAGAACCCCTTGGATGTACCCTGTGGCGCGGTCGATCATATTGCTTTTTTAACCGGGCCTTTCATTAGTTCAAGAATTGACGTTTGCGGCTTTGGCTTTTCGACCTTCATGGCCATGCGCGACCGGGGCGTAAACCCAAAATCCGTTTGCAGGCGCATCATCTGTTGCACCGCATCGCGGTAAATAAGCCAATCGGCTTTATCCCCGCTTTTGCTGTATGCTCTGTGCGCCTTACCCCTTATAATGTCCAGTTCGACGTACAATTTTAGGCTCTCCGTGTCCGGGAACGTCAGTATGTTTTGATCCCTCAAGATCGTGGCTACCTCGGCCCACCGCTTCCGGTGCTCAGCGTCGAAATCCGCAGGGGGATCGGGGATGCCCTCGACCAGGGGAGCGGTCAGCCGGTGGGCGTGGCGGACGGGCTGGTAGGTGCCGTCTGCTTTGTGTTTCTCCGTTGTCTTAGGTGGTCGTCCTTTCATTTTTAGACTTGTCTAAATTTCCATTTTTGCATGTATATGCGA